CCACACACTACATCTCCCAGGTGGTATACAATGTCGTCGACTTTGACAGTATCGGCCCAGTTGTCCAACATTGCTTCGTTCATCTGCTTTACTGAATCAAAATACCTTATCAACGAACCAGAGGCATCAAAAAATCCTAGAAGAGGTTCGTCGTTAAAATGTGTATCACTGATTACCCAAATATCTCTAGCCATTTTGTGCCTCTTTATCCAATTTATATTAGTATAGCACCTTTTGTGCTGTTGTCAACCATTCCGCCACGCTCACATATTGGCTGGAAAGGCAGGACTCGAACCTGCAACCACCTGAATCAAAATCAGGGGCTCTACCAATTGAGCTACTTTCCAATATTGGCGGAAGCGGTGGGATTCGAACCCACGGTACGTTGCCGTACTCTAGTTTTCAAGACTAGCGCCTTAAGCCTCTCGGCCACACTTCTTAACTTGGTCTCGATGGTAGGATTCGAACCTACGACCTTTCGCTCCCAAAGCGAACGCACTGCCAGACTGTGCTACATCGAGTTATTTGGCATCGGTGCGGGGAGTCGAACCCCGGCTTTCAGTTTTGGAGACTGACGTGCTACCGTAACACTTCACCGAAAAAAAAGCCCTGTAATATTTCTACTACAGGGCTTATCTAAATTAACTTTATCAAAAAGTCACATTCAAGACGTACCCCGGTTATTCGGTGGCCAATATAATATACATATTGATATAGTCTTGAGCATGTTTAATCTTTCTTTGTTATATACTTAATATACTATATAATTTATAGGATGTCAAGTGTTTTCTTCAATTTATTTATGATTCGTTCATATTGATACAAAGAGCTTGCTGTTCAGGATTGAAGTAGCCGCCACCTTTGCCATGAAACTCACTTAGTGCTTCTCTTGATTGGAAACACTCTACCATACTAGTATGGGTACTTATAAGTTCAACGTAAGGTGTTGTCTCATAAAAATATATAAAAACTAACGTCCACACTTCTTCTTCCTTTAATGGTACTCGCACCCGGACTCGAACCGGGACGCCCTACGGCCACAGATTTTAAGTCTGTTATGTCTACCATTCCATCATGCGAGCGTTGGTGCTCCCGGTAGGACTCGAACCTACGACCGACCCGTTATGAGCGGGGCGCTCTAACCAACTGAGCTACAGGAGCGATAATGTTTTTTATCGATAATCTTTGATGTTGTAGGCGTCTTTATATGCACGATCCATATCTTTGCCTCCATGATTATACCCAACAATATAACCGATAATAACACCGCAGATTGCAATGCACAATGAGATCATAATAACTTCCATGGCTTAAGCCTCCATTCCGTCAAACATTTCGTATTCACGTTCACTTGCTGCTTCTTCTGCTTCCAGCAAGCGGGCCTTCCACTTGACAATGACGTCTTCGACTGTATATAAGGCTGCAGGGTCGCTACCAAATTCAGCGATGTCTTCTAAGTCTTGTACGATTTCAAACAAGTCATTCATATTATCGTTTCCTCTTAGTGTTAACTTATATACAGTATAGCACAGGGGCTAACACTTGTCAACCGAAATATGTGTTTTATTCAATTTATTTTTTTGTAAGTTCTACAAATCTATCTGCAATTTCACGCATTTGTTTTGCATTCAAGTTTGCTGTACCCATCGATTCTACAGTACGAGCAATATCGTGTAATTTAATTGCAATTTCGCTGTCCGTCATGCTACTTTTTCTTTTCTAATTTTTTAATACGTGTTTCTAGTTCGTCTAACTTTTTAGTTACGTTCGGATACTTTTTGCGCCATGCATCTTCGGGTTGTTGTAACCAAGTCCATCCCCATTGTTCTACCAAATAATCGAGCATACGATCAAACGCAGCATACACCCATAGTCCTATTCTTGTTGTGCTTAAATATGTTAAAAATGCAGCTCCGAGTATACTGCCCACTATACTAGTATAAATCCATGTACGGTCTCCCGTCATGTTTTGAATCATTTCCCACATTGTAATTTCCTACTTGTAAACCACAGGGTCCCAGTCAGATACATCTGTGTCTTTGTATTTAACAATTCTGTCTAACATTACATCATAAAAACTATCCAACTGTTTGCCCCATTTACCTTTAAGGTGTTCGAGTGCTTGTTCACAAAAATTAAAGTCAGGCTTTTTGTAATTTTCAACTAGTTTGGTGTGTAAATTTGTCACACGTTCTAATTCTGCAATTTCAGTAACTGGAATGTCTTCTATTACGCAATATGCAGTTACAACTGGTGAATCGCCTATTTTCATATCGTCAAGTGGTAAAATTGTATATTTGCTTTTCATATTGGTTGCAATTTCGTCGCCGAAAATAATGTGCATTGGTGTCTCCTTGTGTAAGTAATTATGCAATGAAAATACACTTTGATTTAATTTCTGATCTTCACGTAGATACGTGGGAAGAACCGTTTAGTTGGGAAGGCAAAGCCACTAGCTTGTATGCTGTAGTAGCCGGTGATATTAGTAGAGAGCGCAGTGATATTAGACCTGTGCTCAAAGAGCTATCATCTCATTATAAACTTGTCATATTCGTCGACGGCAATGATGAACATAGATGGGAGTTAGAAAACCTAGGACAAAGTTACGAATCTCTACGCCATGAAGTTGCTGGCATTGGTAATGTTGTTTGGTTGCAAGATAATTCTGTAGTAGTCGATGGTGTTGCATTTGTAGGCGTTAATGGTTGGACAGGTTTTGATTTTGATTGCGACCTTTCTTATCAAGACAGTAAACGCTGGTTAGAAGAAAGATACGGTGTTAGTATGTATGCTGGGCAACAAATCGAAGCACTATCATTAAGTGATGCTGGATTCTTATGCAAAACAGTTAGTAAACTACAGACACACCACGATGTTAGAAAAATAGTATTAATTACACATTATGTGCCCAATGTGCGGTTAATCGAACACGATGTTGAGCTAGAAGGTACTCATGCATTAAACTGCACTGGTAATAGCATGTTATCTCGTTGCCTTGACGAAGACCATGAAAATAAAGTTCATACATGGTGTTTTGGACATTATCACAGTGATGTTGATACAACCATTGATAACATAAGATATGTAAATAATTGTAGAGGGCGTGGTGGCACCAATTGGTGCAAAACTGTGTACTATCCTAAACGCATCGAAATTGATATCAGTTAGATTAACTTTCGGGCTCGATTTTAACTTGCAACGGATATCCATTAGCACGGGCAAGTAGAGTAACTTCAATTCCTTTTTGTTCAGCCATTTCGTACGGCATAACTGCTACCACAGCTGATCCCGTTTCGTGCACGTTGAGTGTTAAATTTTCCGCAGTTGCTTCAGTATAATTGAAAATATCAACTAGTGTGTGGATAACAAACTCATGTGAAGTTTGGTTGTCGTTAATGTAGATCAACTTAAACAACGTTGGTTCTTTAAGAAAAATGTTTGTTTGCACTTTATTTTTTGTTTCGATTTGGCTCATAACAATCCTTATTCTTTTATAGTGTATGCAGAGCAATAGCTACTCTGCATACTATTTTTATATACTTATCTTAGGAGTTAGGTTTCAACTGTTATGTCGATAACTTTTGGCTTCATTACTTCTGGAACAAGTCGCTCAAGGTCAATCTTGAGAATTCCATCTTTCAATGTTGCTGCTTTAACTTCTACGTAGTCTGCTAAGTTGAATGTGCGTACAAAAGGTCTAGTACTAATGCCTTTGTGCAGGAATTCACACTCATCGTCAGAATCTGTTTTTCCTGTAACTGTTAGTACCCCTTCTTTCAGCTCAACATTGATGTCCGCCATTTGAAAACCAGCTACTGCCAGTCTGATGCGATAAGTTTCTTCTCCTGTGCGAAGAATATCATATGGGGGATAATTTTGCACAGCACCATTGGCTGTTGCTCTGTCAATGTTGTTAGTGATACGATCAAAAAGTTGATCAAATCCAACTGCGTTGCGATAAAATGGGGTGAGGTCTAGTGAGGTAAGTCTTGTCATTTGTTTTCTCCTTTAAAAAAGCAAGATTAAGTTATGTGACCCTTTCGGCATCACATAACTATTTATCTTCAATATTTACATCATTGGCATTTGTGGGGGATTTGCGCCAACCGTTCTTCTTATCACGCTCTCCTTAAAGTCTTCATGCTCTTTCATAAGTCTCTTCCATTCACTTTTAATCATCTTTATGTTCTCCTATTTCGTAATTTTTATCGTACCACCTACCCCTCCAGTCGTATTCTTCCTCCAAACAGAATCCTGCATTATTGCACCATCAAGTTTAGCTCCAGTAAGATTAGTCCCAGTAAGATCAGCACCCCTAAGATCGGCACCCTTAAGATTAGCATGCCTCAAGTTAGCACCACTCAAGTTAGCACCCATCAAGTTAACATCCTCTAAGTAAGCATAAATCAAGCAAGCATCCTCTAAGTTAGTACCCTCTAAGTAAGCATCCTCTAAGTCAGCACCACGCAAGTCAGCACCACGCAAGTCAGCATATCTCAAGTTAGCACGAAACAAGTTAGCATTCCCCAAGTTGGCAACCATCAAGTAAGCATCCTCTAAGTCGGCACCCTTCAAGTTAGCGCAACTCAAGCAAGCATTCTCTAAGTAAGCACCACTCAAGTTAGCATTCTCTAAGTTAGCACCCCTCAAGTTAGCACCACTCAAGTCAGCATCCTCTAAGCAAGCACTCTCTAAGTTAGCATCAAACAAGTCAGCACCCCTCAAGTCAGCACCACTCAAGTTAGCACGAACTCCGCTTTCTTTATTACTCTGGAGCCACAGCTTATGTTTTTCTAGGATTACTTTAAGTTCATCTTTAGTCATTCTGTTTCTCCTCTTATCCATTGCAGGTCTTTAGTGAGCGCATCTCTTTTATTCATCAGCGTCTCAACAAGTTGTGTAAGCCGAGCGATCTCGTTGCGTTGTTCCATTTTTATTAGGCTCCCATTAAGTGGGCTTTTATGAACTCTTTCAGTTCTTCGACGGTCTCGCATCTATCAAGCTCAAACGTCATAAAGTCGGCGCTTTCCTGAATTTCTTCGCGCTCATGCCTGTCGTTACGGCATGATGTGCATTCTGGGTTTCCATCTGGGCCGACGTTGTTTGTGAACTGGGTCTTGCACGACATGCACAGAGGCTTTGAGAAGTGCGCGGCGTCTCTCGCGGCGGCTCTGGATTTTCGTTCTGCCTCATGCGCTGGGCAAAGTTGCTTTCCATATTTTTGGGCTTCAAGCCTGCACCCATCGCGCTTGCATTGTGGCATCACTCCACCGCCTTAATCATGCGGGGGAAGGCGACCCTGCTCTTGCAATCATCATCAGGGATCACAATTACCGTGAGATCCTTTCCGTCAGAAATAATTCCGGGCATCCCGTTGTTCTCCTCAAAAATCAGATCGTGGGTAATTTCGTAATAACCTTCCCGATCGGGGAATTTGCCGCGTCCGTCGTACTTCCACTTGCCAGTGGGTTTGAAGTAAAGAAATGTGCAATCTTCCATGTCGTTTATTCCCTGTCGCTGTTGATGTGGCAGTAGGCTTTGATAGGCATGGTTTGGTCTCCTTCGCTAAACATATTCTCCTCCATCTTATTCATCAGTTAACATCCTCGAAGTAAGCGTCCTCTAAGTAAGCACCACTCAAGTTAACATCCTCTAAGTCGGCACCGCCAGCAAATGCCTTAGCCACATCGCCAGGACATGTACATCCTCTATCAGCGATGATGTGACCTCCAAGGCCGTGTGCGGCATCAGCACATTCAATAACAGCAGATAACCGAGGATAGCCAACCCCAGTTTGAATCCGTGTAGTGCAGACACTACCAGGATCGATGCCCACTTTAACAATCTCTGCGCCATTTAGAATTAACTCCTGTGTTTGATCTGCGGTAACTACGTTACCTGCAATGATTACTTTAAGTTCATCTTTAGTTATTGTGTTTCTCCTTTATAAAAGCAAGATTTAAAATTGTAGGTCCTGTTTAGCAACCTACAATATCATTTATATACGATACAACCAACAATGTCAATATATCAATTTACCATTTAATGCTATATGATACTTCAGCTACGTTATTGCCTGTTTGGCTCATTGCTGCACCTAGTGTTATGTCGCCATTGATGTATGCAGTAGTGTATTCAATTCTAGCATATGCATTTATATCTGATGGCATACCAAATTGTTGCTGTGTGTACTGTGTTGTTCCGTTGCTGTCAATACTAGTAGGAATACTTGTGCTAACGTTACCGCTGAGTGCAACTGGGTGTATACCTGCAAACGCTTGTAACCCACCGTCAGTATAGCTTGCTTCGGCCCACACTCCTGTTTGTGTCGAAACATTTGTAACCAATCCAGGTGTGATGTCTGTGCTCACATGCATTACGCTACCTGTGAATGCAAACTTGTCTTTAGCATAACTTGCAACGTTGTCGATAACTGTGCTACTCTTAACATCGCCCCAAACCCCATTAAAATCTAACCAAGGATTGTTTTTCATATTTGTTGCATAGACACTGTAATCAAAGTTACCTACACTATACATACTATGCCCAAGTGATATTTCATTAGAATCAAGATTGAATCTAATTGTTGTATCGCTGTTTCCAAACGATACACTGCCATTATTTTGTAATGTGTTGTACATTGTGGTATTACTGTTTACTGTAGATTGACTTAGATCAACTGTATAGCCTCGACCAATAGTGTCAGTTGCTACGCCGGATACTTCGCCAATGTTTAGTCCAGTGATGTTGCCACTTAGTGACGATCCGTTTAGTGACAATCCTCCCAATGGATTAAATGCCGATTTGATGTCGATGATATTGCCGCCTGCATATGTTGTGCCACTGGCTATTAGTGCTTGTGTTGCATCGGCATCACTTAGATAATTCCACTCATCTTGCAACATGCTTTTAGCTGTGCCTGCTGCAATGGTTGACCCATCTATTTGGCTCATAAACACAGCCATTTGTCTATCTGATCCGTTCATAAATGGTATGTATGTTACAAGATAATCATTACCATCGTCGCCTTTAAACACATTAACTGTGTTACCACTACTGTTAGCACTACCACCATATGTATTTGTTGAATCAGTGATAAAATTTGTTAATGTGTTCTGATGTGCAGCAACATATTTGTTGTCTGATGTTTTAATCAAAAACTGATGGCTATCGTTGGATCCGCCGAAGTCTCCGCCTGACACTAGAATATCTTCTTTCCCATCGCCATTGATATCAAAGAACTTGGGTTGGTATGTACTGTGGCTTTCGTTATCATATCCACTTAGAATGCTACTCGTAACATCGCTAAAGTCCCCAGTGCCGTTGTTTTGTAAAAACTGTATGTCACTAAATTCTCGGAACACATCTGATGAACGAGCAAACACCATAACATCGTCGATGTTATCTTCGTTGAAATCGTAGTTAACTACACGCACCTGGTGATCAGTTCCAGTTACATTTGAACTTGCTGGCAAGTCTTTAACAAATGTGTATTCTACAACAGCTTCACCCTCTCGCGCATCCCAACCTTGCGGATTAGTAAAATCTACACTGTACATCTTGGTTAAATTAGCACTGCTACATCCAGCTACGTTAAGATACGACAATGGGCAAGAAGCATCAGTTATAATGATTTCGTTGTTGCCGCCATCTCCTAAGAAATTACCAATAGTTACACCTGAACCACCACTGCGAAGATGTCCGCTGTTATTCCATGGATCTATATATGTAGTAAATCCATCAATTGTATTGTTAAGAGCAATTGTTGTGTTTGGTCCATAATCTGTCATGATAATATCATCGTATGTGTCGTTGTTCAAGTCGCCGACATCACTATCATGTGACCATATACCTACAGTGGGAATTGAAATTTTAGTAAAATTACTACCGTCATTGCGAAATACATTTGCTGGACCAGTAACAACACTGTTATCGGTGCTGTGGCTTACAAACATGTCATTTCGGCCTGTCTTAAAAAAGTCTGTAAACTCAATGTCAGGCTCGGTCCCTAAGATTATATTATCATCACCGGAAAACCATTGAGATGTTTTATCAACCAAACTGCCGTTTTCAAAACTCATTATGTTTATTCGACTGCTCACCCAATTGTTATAATCGTTTGTCGCTGTCTGTCTACCAGCAAACACAACATCGTCGCTAGCCCCGTCTCCATCTAAATCGCTGATGTAGGAGTCGTATACAGAATACACACTAGTAGCACCGCCTGCTAGTGGATCAATGGTTCCTTGGTATGTTGGAAGAGCATACAACCAAGCAATTGGACTAGGCGAAGAGCTTCCCGGATTACTAGGAGTTGCCCCTGCTTGTGTTGCAGGCTGTCCACCTCCACCTCCACCACCACATGCACTAAGAGCAGTGGTTGCTAATAGGGCTGCTACGAGTTTAGGTCTTGCGTGTTGCATTGATGTCTCTCCTTAACTATTACATTAAGTATAACATCTCGTGCAGCAAAGTCAACCGTTTTCTAGTGTTAGGCTGCTATTTTTTGTGGATTGTTTACCAACTCGGGTGTAATTTCAACTTGAGTTATTTTACTGTTAGCATACTCTTTAAGACTGTACATATGCGGCATTAGAATTCTTTCCAATTCAGCTTGCAAACTACGTGCACCTGTTTTGCGTTTATGTGCATTTTGTGCAATCTCACGCAATGCATCTACACTAAATGTTAATGCAACACCATCAGTTTCAAACAAGTATGTGTATTGTGCTACTAAACTGTTGCGTATCTCTGTGAGTACATATACTAGCTGATCTTCGGTTAATTGCTCAAGAGCTACATTGGTCGGAAAACGTCCTACAAATTCCGGAATTAATCCAAATTTTACCAGATCGTCGGGCTCAATATCTCCTAGGCTACCGGGTGTGTTGTCTTTGATTGTAACACCGAAGCCGATACCCGAGTCAGACGATGCTCTACGTTTTACTACATCTTCAAGTCCAACAAACGCTCCGCCTGCAATAAACAATATATTTTTAGTGTCTATTTCGATCATTTCCGCTTGTGGGTTTTTCCTACCGACATTGCCAGCTGGTACACGACAAATTGTGCCTTCTACTAGTTTAAGCAATGCTTGCTGCACACCTTCGCCACTAACATCGCGAGTGATCGACGAACTTTCACTTTTACGTGATATCTTGTCAACTTCGTCTAAAAACACAATACCTCTTTGTGCTTTTTCAACATCCCCGTCTGCTGAGTTTAGCAACTTACCGATTAATGTTTCAACATCGTCCCCAACATACCCAGCTTCGGTAATAGAAGTTGCATCCGCAATTGCAAATGGCACATCTAAAAATCGTGCTACACTTTTTGCTAACAATGTCTTACCGCAGCCTGTTGGCCCAAGCAATAGTATATTGGCTTTGTCTAATTCTATCTCTGTTGATGTATTATTAATTCTTTTGTAATGATTAGCAACTGCTACCGAAAGCACAACTTTTGCCATTTCTTGACCAATCACGTATTTGTCAAGGAATTCTTTTAGCTCAACAGGGTCTATGTCATTGACATTATTTGCATGTACTGTATTACTTGCTAGCTCTTGTAGTAAGTCTCCACATAGATCCACACATTCATTGCAGATAGCAACATTGTCGCCAACTATGAGCTTTGTTACACTGTTTTTATCCTTATTACAAAAATTACATTTTTCGTATGCTAACATGGTATCCTCGGTCATTTAAATTCCCTGGTCTCTAAGTTGCTGTTCAAGTTGACTGCGTTCTACGTCATTTAATAATTCTGGATCATATTCGCCAGAACCAAGTTTTTCAATCAAGTGCTTAATATATTCATCATTGTATGCGTATGTGTCTGAATTGTTTTTGTCAATTTCAATCCAGGTAGTGCCGTTCCATTTAAATACTTTAGTCGGGAGATAGTCAACCCTAATGTAAATATCGCCTTTGACTGCTCTGTCAGGAAACACTGTACCAAATTCCACTGTGGTGTAGTTTGTTTCAATTTCATTGTCACTTAGTTCTAAGTACTGTGCCCAAGGTAATACGTCTATTTGTTTCTGAGAAAATTTTTGTTCTTGCTCTTTAAGTGTTAAATCTGGATTAAGTCGTTTCCAGATACGTTTAGCCTGTTTTTCATCGTCATCGCCCTCAACTACTATAATGTCATCAGTTCTTTCATCCTCATAGTCGGCTGCTTTATATCCTGCTATAGCCTCGTCTGGCAGAGGAGGTGGAGTGGGTAGTTCAAATTCTATTGTAGGCGGAACATTATCAGCAACCAATTGGGCTCTTGCTGCTTCATAATCTTTGCGTTCTTCTTCTGCTAATTCGTCTGCGCTCACATCTTCAAATTTAAGTTCAACTTCTTCTTCCTTGTACTCAGGAAAAACAATGCGCTCAACGTGAACTGCTATTTTTTTAGGAGATTGATCAAGCGAACTACCGACTTCTCTATATTCTCCAGTCTCTCCTCCAGTTGAGTCAATTTCTGCTGCAGAACTGCCGCTGTGGGAGTTTTCTTCTCCAACTTTTTGCGTTGTATCGTTTCTTTGAATTTTGATACTATCTTTCGACACGATCTCGGGAGATTGTATTTCTTCATTGATAGGGGTGTCCTTGGGTATTTCATCAACCACTGGCAATACAGTTAATCTTTCTTTTTGTCTCCAGCTAAAAGTTTCTGTCGCTGCTAACAACATCATAATTGCAAGTGGGTCAAATACAAACACAATTAAGATAATAACCCATCTAACAGCGGATTCTAACACATTACTATTAGTGTCTTCGCCGTAAATTAATTGTGCAATATATTTAATTGGTCCTACTTCTGCTTCTAGTTTGCGAACTTCAGATTCGAGTGCAAACTTGTTTTCAATTATAGAATCAATTTCACTGTTTGCAGCTCTAATGCGTTCTTGCTGTTCATCAACTAATGTGTCAAGATCAACATCATCGCCTACCTGTATTTGTGCTCTTAACCGTTCAATGACAGCCTGACTATTTGCAATTTCTTCTTCTGCTACTGCACGTATTCTAGAAATCTCTGCTCTGGCAATTTCAATTTTAGGGTCTTCTTTATTACGCAGTTCAGTGATGGTGTTTTGCGCCGCTTTACGTGCTGCTCGGTTGTCGGGAATGTCCACATTCAATACATTGTCAATTTTTTCTTGAATACTACTGCGTCGAGTTTCTAATCCAGCAACTGCATCTTCTCGTATGCGGTCGATAGTGTCTAGCAATGCTTGCTTGCGAGTGTCTATACGAACTGTTTGTGTGCCACGCAACTCTGTAACTAGTTCAGTGAGTCTAGTACGTTCGTCGTTAGCTACTGTTTGTGCTTGTGTTCTTAAATCTGTTTCTTGTGTTTGTAATTGTGCAATTCGTGACTGTTGTGCGTCTACCCATGTTGCTAATGCTCTACGTGTATTACCGCCGAACAGCCCGTCACCGGTTACACCAATGATTGCTTGTCCTTCTTGTACTTTAGCACGTTCTGTACTTTGTAATTTATTTGTAGTTACAACAATGTTTTCTTCAATTGCAGAAATTTGTAATTTTAAACTATTAACCGCACTGTTATCAGCTTCTACTTTGCTGACCCTTGCTTCGTATTCATTTGCTTGTGTGTTAATTCGCTCCAAGTCTGCGTCTAGTTGTGTAATTTGCTCTAGGTAAGGTTGTATTTGTTGTTCAACACTTGCAACACTAGCACCTTCTAGTGAATTTCTAAAGTTACTAACTACATTGTTTAGTCGTGATAGTTCTGTATCCAAACTAGTAATTTCATCTTCGTATACTGCTACACGATTTAATAGTGTGTTTTCCTGTGCTGTAATAATAGCTTGTTGTTCGTCAATACTAGGTTGACGTCTAGTGTATGCGCTGTTAATACGTTCTTGTTCTCTATCAATCTTAGATTGAATGCCCGAATCTTGTTTGTTAGCATCAGTTTCGCCTTTGACAATACGTGCTTCTGCTCTGGCAATAATATCTCGTTGACGAACTATTTCTTCGTCCATACGCACAAGTTGTGCCGCCTGTTCTTCCGCTGCACTAGTTTGTTCAATGTGTGCTTTGCTTAAAAAACCAAAAATGCCCATGCTTGTAATAAACATAAGAACGAGAACAGCAGGTACCATATAAAATTTCATTATATAGCTAGCACGTTGCCAATTCTGGTGTAACCATACTGTAACTGTAAGTTTTGCAACCTCTAACACACTTCCCATCACAACAATAGGAATAATAGCAGATGCAAAGATTGCAGCCAAGCCGACAATGCTGTAATACGCAGCAATAGCACTTAAACTAAGTGCAACGAAGAGAACTAAGAGAGCCATAAACATAACGTATTACTTATACTTTTGTGTGAATGATAATGTATTTACTATGTCTTTGTAAAATATCGTTGATATATGTTTTCCAATCCTGCTTTATCTGGGTGTTTTCTTATCCACATACCAGTTGCTGGATCAAAATGTTTTTTAAAAAAGTTGTCCATTTTACGATTGCCCGTGGCCACGCTGGTATCAACAGCATAAGACATTTCGTCAAACAACGCATCGGACATAATCGAATCACTCTTGTACTCGTATGCATACGCTGCAACTGATAATCTTATGCGCCGTCTAATCTCAACTTCTACTGTAGATTGATCAATCTGTTGCATCGGCAACATTTGTAGCAATAGTATGTACTACGTGCTGACTTGTATCTACTATATCTGTTATTGACGCACCTGTGTATAAACTATACCCAATAATGCCACATACAACAAAAATTGCTAACTTAATCATAGTGATGATCCTTTTAAAACACAATACAATATAACATTTATGTGCATTAATGTCAACCACTATTTTACAATTATAGCACTTGCTTCGCTTTCAGTGTACTGCGACGAACTAAGTGCGCCCGGATTGGACGGCGGTGTTAGATCTAGAGCGCCGTCTTGTTGCAAATGTGCTGCATCTAAGTTGTTGGTGTTGCGTGATTCTCTCATTGCCGCAATTGCAGCTTGTCCACCAAGTGAATCAATGTTCATTATTCTTTCAAGGTACTCACTTGCGCCGCCGCTGGATGTATCTAATGCATACACTGGCAGACTGCTACTTAATGATATAGCATTGTTTTCACTTGGCACCAACGCCGAAACTGTCATATCCATTTTTGCACGAATTAACTTTTCTCGTGCTAATTGTTCTTGTATACGCTTGAAATTTTCTTGTACCGTTTGTGCTGTTGTATTACCAGAATAAACACTTTGCATAAGTGACACAGCGGCAGTGATAACGGCTGTGTATGCATCAGCAAATGAACTGTACGTTCCTGCGCCATAAACCCCAGCTGGTATAACCCAATTTGGTCCACTAACATATGTACCGTCTATTAAGTATTCAAGAACAACCAACACCCCGGTAGTAGCACTGCTCGAACCATCATCCTTGTAAAATACATCAAGGTCGCCATTGGCGTTCATTGTGGTTAACAAGTCGTAATTTTGTTGCAATGGTGCTGCGCTATTATAACCAGCAGCATACCCAATACAGTCAGCAATTGTAAAATTAGCACTTGGGCCGGTTGCAAGTTGTATATTGCTTTGCACTCCGTAGTAGTCTTGCCAATACCCAGCAACACCTGCTGGTACATAAGTTGTTAAATTTTGTATGTCAGATAAATCTTTCATAGTTTCAAGATTACTAGCAGCATTAGTAAATGTAGCAATACCTGATGCTTCAATGCCTTTAATCTGTCCTAGGCTCAACGACAATGCACCATTGGCAACTGCTATGTTGTCTGGAACCATTCCGCTCAACCTAGCGCCTAAATCATTAAACATAGGATTAACACTTCCGCCACTATCTACATAGATGGCCCTGGTACCAAGTTTGCCTGTGCGTACCGGTGCTGTTAATGTCTGAAAACTTGTTGGAAACAGTTTTGTAGGATCAAACAAATCACTACCAGCGACAACAGATGCTTGGGTGCATTGTAGGATAGCTTTAACTTGAGATACATCAGCTATTGACAATGTTGCAAATGCTATATAGATTTGCTCTTGAATACCCTGTGGTAAGCCTGCACCAACTCTAGCAAGATTGTTTAAATCAAGTCCAAGACTGCCTAACAATATGTTTGTTGTTGGAACTGGGCTTGCACCTAGTGTTGCAGCAAGCCTTGGGTTTAGTACTACTTTAGATAACTGTGCGTACATAGGTCCTAATGTACCTGCGTCCAGCATGTTTCTCAACATCTGCCCTGGGCTTCCCAAGTTTGGCAATGCTGCAAAGTTAATAACTGTACCAAGCAATGCACAATCAGCACCAAATGCTGGGCCAGCTAAATTGACTCCGCTTAGTGCACCACTTGCAACATTGTCCATTCCGGCAAACGTGCCACCTGTAAAAGCATTTGCACTATTGTTAGCAGCATTAATGTATTGGTTGCTGTTTTGCACAAAAGAAATTGAACCAGTTAATGCTGTGGCAAACTTTCTAGCATCGCCTTCGATTTCACTGCCGTTGATTGCACCGCCTAGTACACTAGCACTTTCGGTGCGACCAAATGTTAACACACTATCAACACTATCGTCGGTGTGCATTACTGTATACGCATTGCCGGAGTATAAATCAAAAGGTGCTGAAAACACGTTGTCGCCGAGGCCATTGGTCATACTACTAAATTCGTTTATATATGTATTGGCTAGGTTTGCCACCTTGGCTGTTACATCATACAATACGCTCTGAATGCTTTGTATTTGTACAGTGTAGTAATTCATACTATACAAAGTTGGATTGCCAGTTAAACCTGTTGTACTATCAACTAAGTTTAACGTTACCCCGGCGTTACTAGCTATCGGCTTAGCACCAATAGTTGGATCACTGCCGTTAGCAAGCATACTCGCACCTGCTGTTAATGTCATTGAGGTAACTGTCATATCACATTGCGCCAATTATTACATCTGGACTACCCTGTGTACGAATATCAAAACACGTATCGATATTGCCAACAAAATTAATTGTTTGAAATTCTGCTAAAACACTGGGTGAGCCTAGTGAGGTTTTTGCAACACAATGTTTAGCACAAGGGCCAGGACCGCAGCATGGATGCGGACTAACTGGTGTAAATTCAAGACACGCTGGTTGACCATTGATTAGTACACTCGGTGCACCTGGTCCTGTTGCAATGCCTCCCATGCTGTTTGCGTCACCTATTCTTACTGCCTGTGGCATATTCATCCTCACTATTACAACAGTATTTATGGTGACTTTTTAGGCTGGTACAATACCCGAAGTGGTTGCCAAATATTGTTTAGCAATATCTGCTTCTGTTTTTGCAACACAACTCACAGCATGTGCTTGCAATATAAACTTTCCTTCGGGATTTACGCCGAACATAAACGGTGCTAGTCCCAATCCTTGCTGTTGCGCAATCAAGCACATTGGCTTTTTTAAAGTGTAAGATGTAGCACTTTCGGCATCTAACCGTGCTACTAATTCTTCACCTGATGATAACTTAAAAGAAACTGTGTCTCCAGTTTTATACGGTGTTTCGATGATCATTTTTTTCTCGTTTTTCCAATTTTAGTTGCTTTTTTTGCAGCGGCTTTCATTTTAGTTTTAGTTGCTCGTGGTTTGCGTAATGCCATTATAACGAATGTTCTCCTGTGCCTGTATAGTTAGTTTCTTCTAAGTATTCAGGAAACTTGTCCCATCCGCCAATCTTTGTTCCGTTTACTTTAATTTGCGGAAAGGTGCGAGCTCCTGGAAACTTTTCGAGTACCTCGTCACGAGTAAAATCTATATCAAGTTGATAGTACTTGTACTCAAGTTGTCGTTGTTCGCACAGTGCCTTTGCTCTATCACAAAACGGGCATTGTGCTTTACCATATATTTCGATCATAACGAGAATCCCTTAAAGGTGTCTGTACCAACGTCTTGTTTTGTACCGCCGCTTACATAACTTGTAATTTCAGTTTCTTGCGGCGCCACTTGTACTTCAGCACCGCTGATCCATTTTTGTGTCCACGGCAATGGATTTGCTTGTGGTGTTTGATATGGACTTTTTAGATTTACATTGGTCATTCGACGTGCACAAATCCATTCAATGTATTCACCTAGTAACTGTGCGTTAAGACCAATCATTGATCCATCTTTAAATAGATAATCAGCCCAAGCTTTTTCCTGATCTACAGCGTCAACAAACATTTGAATACATGCTTCTTCTGTTTCTTCGGCAATTTTTACATAATCAGGATCGTCTTTTTTGAGAATCTTTAGCAACATTTGTGTGCTTGCTAAATGCAAGTTTTCATCCCGTGCAATTAACTTGATAATCTTTGCATTGCCTTCCATTTGCTTCATTTCTGCAAATGCCCAGCTACATGCAAAGCTCACGTAGAAACGCACACCTTCGAGGATGTTAACACTCATCAATGTAAGCCACAGTAGCTTCTTTAGTTCATAAAGATCAACTGTAATCTTCTTACCATTGACTGTATGCATACCTTCGCCGAGCAACTTGTACCAACGTGTAGTTTCAATAAGGCCATCATAGTACTTAGAGATATCCCCAGCACAGTCTGCAATCTCTTCGATGTCCATCATCTCGTCAAAGATTTTGCTAGGATTATTGTATACATTCCGAATAATATGTGTATAGCTGCGACTGTGGATAGTTTCACTGAATGTCCACGTTTGAATCCAGTTTTCAATCTCAGGTAAACTTACAATAGGAGCAAATGCTTCTACCGGAGCACGACCTTGTACACTGTCTAGTAGGATCTGACGCTTCAAGTTTGATGTAAAGATATGACGTTCGTGTTCACTAAGAGCTTTAAAGTCTTTGCTGTCTTTGGTTACATCAACTTCTTCAGGACGCCAAAAGAATCCTAATTGTTTGTCCGTAAGTCCATCAAAACTTTTGTACTTTAGCGTGTCATAACGCTGAATCGTAGGCCCGCCTGTTGGATCTAGAAATGCTAATACTTTTGTATGGTCTGCTTTGTTCTCAGTGTTAAAAACGCTCATATAATTTTTTACCTATTCATCGTGTGTGTGTATTAATATAACATGCTACAGATAGCATGTCAAGTATTAGATTAGATGGTGCAGCTTTCGCAATCTTCGTCGTCAACTTCTGCAATTGCAAGTTCGCCTATCATTTTGTCAACATCAACTTCGCCCTGTCCGTCATTGGTGTTAAAATAATACAATTGCTTGCCACCATATTTGTAAAACATTAATAGATGCTGCAACATCAAGCTCATTGGGATCTTTTCGTCTTCAAAGTGCACAGGATTATAACTTGTGTTTACGCTAATGCCCTGGTCAATGTACTTCTGTAGTACTGCCATAATCTTTAGGTAACCTTCAGGTGACTGTTGATCCCAAAGCAAATCATATTTGTTTTTCAAACGCTTGAACTCTGGTACAACTTGCTTGAGAACGCCGTGCTTTGATTGCTTCACACTAATCAATGAGCGTGGAGGTTCAATCCCGTTAGTTGCGTTTGCAATCTGCGCACTTGTTTCACTTGGCATAAGTGCCATTAGTGTGCTGTTACGGATGCCTGTTGCTTTAAGTTGCTCACGCAGTCCTGTCCAGTCCATGCGCTCAACATGTGGTACTAGTTCATCTAAGTCCTTCTTGTATGTTTGGTTTGGTGTGATACCGTGTCCATACTTTGTTTCCATATTGCCACTAGGTGCACCTTGCTCTGCTGCTAGGTCAGCACTTGCTTTAATCAAGTAGTACGACCACGCTTCTGCCCACTCGTCTACAAGTGCAAGTCCGTTTGCATCAATGTGCTGATAGTTCAAGTCATTCTTAGCCAACCAATAGGCAAAGTTAATAATGCCAACGCCTAAAGGACGGCGCTTCTCTGTAGATAACTGTGCTGCTAGGATTGGATAGTTCTGATAGCTCAGTAGTGCATCAAGTCCACGTACTGCCAAACGACATACTCTTTCAAAGTCTGCTGGTGTACGAATGTTGCCCCAATTAATTGCACTTAGTGTGCATAAGCTGATTTCACCTTCTGGGTCGTTTAGATCTTTAAGTGGCTTGGTTGGCAAGTCGATCTCTGCACACAAGTTACTTTGTTTAATAGGTGCAAGGTCAGGAAGGAATGCACCGTGATCATTGGCATTATCAACGTTTTGTAAATAAATGCGACCAGTGTTCTTGCGCTCTTCCATAAACGAACCAAACAACTCGCTTGCTGGCAAAGTTTTCTTGCGCAGTCTTGTATTGCGCTCGGCACGTTCATATAGGTCGCGAAACTTGGCTTGATCTGCAAAGAAAGCATCATACAATCCTGGCACATCAGCAGGTGAGAACAACGTAATATTGCCGCCAGTGATTAATCGCTCGTACATCAATTTATTAAACTGTACACCATAGTCCATGTGGCGCACACGGTTTTCTTCTGTGCCTTTGTTGTTCTTCAGCACCAACATTTCTTCTGCTTCTAGATGCCAAATTGGATAATAGATAGTTGCTGCTCCGCCACGCACACCACCTTGACTACAACTCTTTACTGCACTTTGAAAATGCTTGTAAAAAGGAATAATGCCTGTGTGATATGCATCTCCTTTACGAATCGGAGAGCCGATAGCACGGATACTTCCTCCACCAATGCCGATACCTGCTTTCTGGCTTACATATTTAACCACACTAGCGGCAGTAGCGTTAATGCTATCAAGACTATCGTCAGTCTCAATAAGAACGCAGCTTGAGAACTGTCTTTGCGGAGTTCGTACGCCAGCCATAACAGGAGTAGGCAAACTAATGTCGTGTAAACTAATGGCATCGTAATATTCCTTTATCCATCTTAGTCGTGTGCCAGTAGGGTAGTCTTGGAATAAACTTGCTGCAATAAGAATATAACACATTTGTGGAGTTTCAAATATTTCTCCAGTTACTCTGTTTTGACATAGATACTTGCCACGCAACTGTTCCATAGCAACATATGTTAGGTTTTCGTCACGTTCGTGCCTGATAAACGTGTTGATTTTATCCCAATCGTCATCGGTATACTTAGTAATAAGTTCTGAATCGTAAAACCCTGCTTGTGTATTTTTGATTACCAATTCTTTTACATGACATGGATCAAATCCTCCATACACTTCTTTGCGTAGTGCATAGTTTACAAGTCTGCCGCCAACATATTGATAGTTAGGAGTCTGCTCATTGATGAGATCTGCTGCGGCCTTGATAAGTGTTTCTTGAATTTCTTTACTAGTAATACCATTATAAAATTGTATTTGGCTTTTAAGTTCTACCTCGCTAGGACTAACTCCAGTGATATCTTCACATGCATAAAACACAACCTTGTGCAGTTTATCAATGTCTAGAAATTCTTTAGTACCGTCACGTTTTGAAACTTGAATGCTCATATTAAATTTTTCCTTATCGTATGTTGTGTGCAAACATGGCAGAATCCATGCTACTGTGTATATTCGTTTGTTCTACTGAACTGATATTTAACACTCGAGATACATCCCAATTCAATATATATTTCCCTTGGTTGACCGACACTATATAAGAACCATCTGTTGTTTCTTGTATGCACAAGTCATTGATATTCTTGTTGTCTAGCATTAGGATAGTGTAACTGATGCCTAGACATTTTGCAAGTTCGCAGTATATATCATCAGCAAGCAAGTCCCAAGGATTTGGCCATTCTTGCGGCAATGTCCAATGTAAGTATCGTAATTTAGTTGGGCATTTCTGCCACCAAGTATGTATTAAAGAAATCACTATGTCGAGATTTTCTTCGTGCTTGCATTGTTCGCGGAGGAGATTCCATGCGATTAGTTGCTGCTCAGGACGGTGTTCCCACATGTATTTTAAGTGCCAAGATGCTCGAGTGAATATTTAAATGTGCCAGAGGCAGTTGATGTGTAGCGTACACTAATTGTACTACCACTTTGTATTACGTCAAGCACAATCGCACTTGGGTTGTCTTCGGTGTATTCGTCAACATAACTTAGTGTGCCTGCGCTGTCGTCACTGTCTTGTGCTACAACTCTAAGAGAGCCAAAACGTATAACATTAGTCAGCGGGTCTTTGAATTGGTACATACAATCAAACGCAGCGGCATCTTCTGTGGTAACAGTAAAGATTACAGTTGGCGATCCTTGTACAGTAAGTTCTGTACTCACTCCGGCAAGCTTATGATATGTACCAAATTCAATCTCTTCGCCATTAACAAGAGCATAACATGCTTTATTGTTTAAATCAATTCTTGCTTGTGTTAGTGCATCAGCATCACTGCGATCAAACATGTCACCGACACTAACGTTGTTATCACCATTGATATCAATAACTGTTGATGCTGGATTTCCTGCACCTAAAAAATCGTTAGCAACATCAAGAAAAATATTGTACGCACTAACGTTTTGAGATACTGCACCAATGATAATACCTTCTTTAGCAACATCATCAAACAAGTTTTGCACAATTCGTACACCTTGCGGGCCACCATTTACTGGGGTACCGTCGCCAAGCAATACTCCTTGGTACAATGTGTTAAACTGCGAGTTTTGCACAGTTACACCTTGGATATTTTCGTCAGTGTTAAGCCCGTAAGTTAGCCCAGTGAACTTACAATTGTTAAACTCGATTTGTTTTGTTGTATTTGCAACTGTGCCGTCGAAGCGCACGGCAGCAATGTTAGCACTTGCATTAGTTAATGTTGCTTGTACCAATGGGCCAATAAAATTAACATTATTAAATGAAACTTGCTCTGCACGATCAACTAAAACTAGATCAACACTATCAACGCTCTTGAATGTCATTCCTGAAATTTCAATGTTACTCGGTGGTGTAGCACTGTTGTTGCCAATATTAACTCCAGTTTGTTGCAAACTATCAGCTGTGCGCATAACATAAGTGCTGCCACCGTTCATCTCAATTGTTGAACTGTTGCTGCCTTCGCCGTACAATTGTGCAAATGGCGGAACATTAATTGTAGAGGTTACTTTGTAAGTGCCTGCTGGAAAAAACAAACTGCGGCGCACTGTTGTGTTTGTTTCTCTACAAAACAATTGATATAACGCCCTATTAATAGCAGCGGTATCATCAGTTACACCGTCTCCAGTTGCACCAAAGTCAAGCACACTTGCATAGTTGTCCAGTTTTGCTTGTATAGTTTGTGTTACTGCATCATCCGCACTGGCACCAGTTTGCACTGTGTATCCTGCATGCTGACCTTTGTACACGTAGCTAGTCGCAAGGTTTAAAATATCACTGTACTGTGTGAGAATTTCAGTGTTGCCAACTGCAGGAGCACCTTCAGCAACAGTGCCATTGCCAATATAAAGTTGGCGGCTATCAATTACCCAGCCAAACTCTGCGCCTGCTAATTGAGGTAAATTTTCGCTAAGACCTTTACGGTTTGTAATGCGTGATACTTGAACTATTGCCATATTGTGTTAAACTCCGGAATCTAAGTGTATTTACCTATACTATGCATGTTTCTCGTAATATGTATATACCCTGTTGTACCATTCGTTGCGCCACTCGTCGTATTCATCTGGCCATACATCAAACTGTTGGTATGTTTCTCCGCCTAGTATCATACCATCATCTCCTCGACTACACATAAAGATATGCCCTTCTCGAATGTTGGTACCGTAGATTTCGTTGTGTGCTTCGGCATAAGCTACCAGCTGCAGGAAATAGTTTTGTACATACTCTAGCTTCTTAGGTTTGTTGGTCTGTTTAAAGTCCATTATACAAGGTTGTCCTTTGTATACACCTACCAAGTCGGTTGTGCCTGCGTACATCTGCGGAACATAAAGTGCAACCTCGCTACCCCAAATTTCATCAACATCTACCAGAGCATTGTCACGTACTTGTGTTGCCATTGCATGTGCTTTTTTAGCAAACGGATTACTACCCGGAGTAGGCCATTCACCAAACTCAACATAGTCCTCAAGATACTTGTGCATACGTGTACCTACGCCAGCAGCTTCAGTTACAACTTCTTGTGCTTTCTTCTCGCCTACACGTTTTCGCCAGGCAATAAGACCAGACTTATCGCTTGTAGCATCAAGAATAGTCGTAACACTTGCAACAGCACCGCCATCAGGTGTCATGTACTTGCGTTTACCATCTATCTGTTTACGGGAAATGGGTGTATAATCGTACTTGGGTTTAATTAATGTCATGCTACTAATGTAGCATACTATTAATTGCTTGTCAAGTTAAATCGTTAGCCGAATCAGCCATATCTGCAACTGTGTCTCTTGCTTGATCAACTGTCATAGTATCGTCGACTTCTATGTTAGCACCGCCGCTGAGTATAACTTCATCGTCAGTTACGTTAACGATAACATTTTTCAACGGGTCATGACCTGCCAAGTTGCGAAGTTGTTTATCGTTTATGGCTACACCCATGTTGTGTGCCATGCTTAAAAAAGCATCAATTGGCACTGCTTTTTCACTGTCAGCGTCATCAGTTCGTCCCAGCAAATATTCAGCAAGTGCCATAAGTTGCTGGGGCGATGGGTGGCCAACTGATTCTCTGAACTCGCGAAATCGCATATTATCTACGAGCTCTTCCTAGACTGCCCATTTCTGGTTCTTCAACATCAACGTCTATGTCTACATCAACATCATCAACTTCGGCATCCACATCCATATCTGCATCAAAGCCAACTTCTTCTTCAGCGCCCGGAACAACTGGTTCTTGTCCAGTAAGTGTGCCTTGCGCACTCTCAACGCCAAGTTTAGCAGCTTGTACTGCATCAACTAGTGCAGCTAGTGCTGCACTGGCTTCGTTGTTAAATGCTTGTGCTTCATTTGTACCAACTGTGCTTGCAATACTAGTGCTCAACGCAGGCAAATCTTTAAATTGCATAGCAGTCACATCTTCTAGCATGCTTTGCATTCTGTCGACCATATCCTGTGCAGCTAAAACAACTTGAGCTTGCTGTACTTCGTCTTCAGTTAAGTAACGACCATCCATTGTTACTGTGGTTCCTTCGTTGCGTAGCTTGTTTAGCACGGCGCCAGCAACACGCTGTCCTGCTGCTTTTGATCCATACTTCTTAGCAGCATTTTTAGCAATTTTAGCAAAGTTCTTACCTGGTTTACCAATGTCTTTGCCAGCGGCTGCCTTTTTAGCAGAGTAGTCATCTTTGGCTTCAGTTGTAGCAAGCATGCCCGCTAGCTGATCAGCTACTGCCTTGTCTGGGCCAGCAACGGCTGTGCCTGCTAGTGCTTTTGTTAGCGATTGAGGATTTGTATTAAGTTTTTTAGCAAGTGCATTTTGTTCTGCTGGACTGATTGTTTGTTGACTTTTGATTTTGTCCAAGCTTTGCTTGACCATTGGATCTGCCATAGTGTTTTCGTCCATTGACAATCTGGCACTAAGTCCACGTTCCATAACCAGTAGTTTTAAGTACCCGGCATCTTTTTCACTAGTGTGCAACTTGCTGGTATTACGGTGCTCGCTCATTAAACTGCGAACTTTTTTCAGCATGCCTTTGGCTTTTTCTGGAGCCAATGTAGTGAAGTCAACTTTGTTGTGAAAATAACTTTCCATAACTTTTTGTGACTGTTTAGTTTGTGACGATTCCAGGTCAAATAGTTTCATTATCAAATCCTTTTTGCTGACAGTATTTAGCAATGTTTATATATTTATCAATGTATTTCTGTAATATGTGATAACGATCTTTAGTATCATCCAACCTGTCAATTGTGATATTTCTTTGTGTTTCGGTAATTTTACTACTGTTGATAAAACAGCGATAGTGCATCATTTCGCTTTGACGTCTAACTAATTCGTTTTCATGTTTAATTAATTGCTGCGCATCTGTTAATTTGCAATTTTTATCGTAAATGCACCAAGCAAGTGCAATCCTACTCGAGCTCACTGTTGTGATCAATTGGTTCTTTTTATAAATGTTGTATGAATGATTTTCTGTTTTAACAATTCGATAGTACTTGAATGCAGAAATACTATCACCACTTCTGGTAATAGCATTGTTGTTTTCTAATAAATTTTCTTTTAAAATATCTGTTAATTTATTAACAGCTTTAGTTATGTACCGATGACGTATGTTATCACTAACCATCCGACTACTCCAATGAGAGTTGCAATTATACCAGCTCCCCAGCTGATTAGTTGGTCATTGCGGCGTTGGGCCATCGCTGCTACCATATCGTGCACTTCCTTGATCAACATCTCGAGTTGATCAACTTTACTATTTACTGAAATAATCTGATGAGACATTAATTTATATCGCTCAGCACACAAGTCTACGTGCGCTTCTAGACTTTTTTTCTCAATGGGTGTCGTATCATTCATGGTAACCTCTAATAATATTTGTTAAAGATATTTATCAAATATACACTATTCTAAAGTTACTGCCTTGAATTTAATGTTAGATTTAGAACCATGTGTGATCAAGTAAGGAAATAAAAATCCTTCTTTGTAGTATTCTGAAAGCCCTACTATCATAGGAACGCCGTGCATGTCGTTTTTTAGTAAACCAAGTTCGTCTTCACCATCATTGAATATATCAGGTTGTTCAACACAAAACGAAAGTTTCCAGTACTTATTTTTTCCTAAATTTGTACAAACCGGATCTGTAATGTCAATTGCTTGTGTTTTTAGTCCAACACACTGTAATATAGTTTCCCAATTGCGTTGTTGATTTCTACTGAAATTCCACTCATCAATTGTACTAATAGATGTACCGACTTTGTTTATAATAGGTGTATCTTGTAGTTTTCGATGACTTGTTGTACCGGTGCAAGTGCAGTCAAATACTGTTACTATTTCAATTAATTGCATGTCCAAAGTCCAATACTACAAGCTGGTAATATTACTTAGCCACAAAAAAACCCTAGTTACAAAAACCAGGGTTTTAATGAATAAACTTAAATTAAGTTATTATGCACTTGGGTTAGCGAATGTTGCAACTAGTGAGATGCCACTGACTGCTTCTGCGCCACCCGGGCCGCCTTGTACAGCAATATGGTTGCCGTTTGCTACACCTTCAACAGCGGCAATTGTGCCACCATATGTTGTTGTGATTGCTGTGCAAGCGGCTGCTACTGTGATTGTACCAGTTGCTACTGCATAGATGTATGTTGTTGGACCAAGACCTTGGCCTTGCTTAACTGTTGCGGTTGTTGAAATTTCAGCCATTTTATTTCTCCTAAATAATGGTTGGAACATTAATGTCCCTACTTTTATTTAGCACGTTTACGAGATATTGAGTGTTCTCAGTCTTTCATAACTTTCATTCTGAAATCCACGTTCACGCATTTGTAGCATGAGTCGATCTACAATAACTTTCCTGTCCTGCGGCTTTGTACGATCCCAGTTGCCAATTTGTCTACGCATTTGTATCAGTGGAGCCGGTAGGTAATCTTGCATTTCTCGTTGTAACATCAACATCAAATAATTATAATCACCGGCATTATATTTGTTTTTTGCTATTGCTCTTAGATTACGCTTTAACCGTAACTCCGGCACACTCACTTGT